AAAAAACAAAAAAACAAAAAAACAAACATTAGTTGGTTGCTTCAGTATTACATCTTTTTTTATTGGAATCTAGATTTCACAATTTCGACAACCTCTTTATTCGCATCATTTAATAGACATTTTCTTTCTAAATTAACACAAGCACTTCCAGTAGTTCCAGAACCACACATTGGGTCTAGAACAACATCTTCTTTGTCGGTGCTAATTTCGATTAATCGTTCCAATAGTTTCACCGGTTTCGCAGTTGGATATTTTCGCCCTTCCGAACCTTGACTAATAGAATGGATATCGTCCCATAGATCTGTGCATGGTTTTCCCGGGTTCTCAATCAAATAGATTTTTTTGTATAGTTTTCCCCCGATTTTTTTAGGAAAATGGAGACGGTTCTCACTTTCTAGTTTTTCCAAAGCGGGTTTCGAAATACGCCATCCAGAAGTGGGATTGAAAGTGAATCCATTCGATTGGAATTCATACATATATCCTTTTTTCGTATTTTCGGTCACTAGGTGTCCGAGTGAATAATTACCACGTTCATCCTCGTTTTTAAACGAATTTTTCAAATAGGTGGGGTCTTTTTCTTGTAACACTAGGTTGAATTTCGCCTTTTCTTTGAACGTGCATTTAAATATCACATCAATTGTAGCACCGAGTTTATTTTTCACATTGTTTTTTGACCGGCATTTTTTCCAAAATATAGGGGCGACAACTTTAAAATGCTTGGCCAAAACCATTTGCGGAATTAACATGCATGCTGCGGAGATATGAAAATATAGAGTTCCATCGGGTTTTAATACGCGTTTTAGGTCAGTAATTGTATCATTAATAAACGCTTCATAAGATGCGTCATCCCATTTATCGCCAAATCCGACATCCGAATCGACACTCATCGTATAATTTCGGTCAGAATTAAAGGGAGGGTCTAGATAGATCATCTGAACAGAGGTGTTTGGAAGGGTTTTTACATATTCCTTACAAGACTGAATAGTTAAAGATACACGGTCGTGAATTTGTTCGACATTTTCCTTTGTTTTCTTGATAATGATTTTTTTAGGCGGCATATTTGATTTAATTAAAAATAGAAGAATGTATTTAAATCAATTTTGTAATTAGATATCAAAATGGAAATTTATGTTAGACGATGGTGGTCCGATATGTTTGAATAAGGGACAATTGAAGTATAACATTCGTTACTATCTTATATATTATGGTATTCTCACATTTAGTAAAATTATTGGTATAGGGTTCAGAGATACGATTATTCATCAAATTATGGGTTCTCGTCTTAATTGCGTTACTAATGTTATGGCGTGATGTCTGATTGAACACACATTTAACATTACAATTACATAGTTCATTTAAGTCACGTTCTACAAATTGGTCAATAATAGTGTCGATTCGAGTCTGATGTAGGGACATAATTATGATTTTTCTTTATATATATTCATAATAAAAGAATTTGTATCAATTTTGTAATGCGTTTCGTTTATAATCAAAAAATGCGGTTTTAACATATATTTAGGAAAAAAAGCAATGGAAGAGGTATTCATTATAACGACTATTATTACTGTTTCTTTTTGTTTATCTAAGTTCATTGAGCATAAGTATTTTTCGGAGGATGTAAAGCCGTTGAAGGATGTTGTGCGTGACTGTTTATTGGTTTTGATGAGTTCTGTTACAGGAAGTTATGTTTATTTTTATTTTCAAACGTCTATTTGTGATTTTTTTAACGTGGTGACTGAGACCAAGGTTTTAAACAATGCGACTACCCAGGTATTTACAGACAATCCAACTTTTTAAAGGATTTAGTTCTTTTTAGTCCCAAATTCGTGCCTATCCTCATGCTTACCCTTTCATATTTGAATAACGAAATAAATGTTTGTACATGTGGGGAAAGAGTGGTTTGGTATATTTGTTTGTTCTCCATTTTGTTATTGTGTTTATATATAACAATAACAAAAAACCTTTCAATTTTATACGTTTACCCCAAATAAGGGAGATTATCGATATCTATTATTTTTTGTATTTTACCGACTTTTTTTTCGGTCAAATATTGTTTGAATATATCGTATTCCAATTGTGCTTCAGGTGTATGAAGATGAACCGTACGTGCGATCATTTTATAGAGTTTAAAATTGGGGTATCTTTCTTGACCATTTCGTTTGTATAGAATATTTTTCCCATTATCGTCTTCGCACCATCGTTTGATTGTTTTCTGAACTTCATCTAATTCATTCTCGTCATCATCAATGTCGGTCACAAAATCAAATATGGATGAAGCTAAACGGCATAGGTCGAAACTCATATTAGGCTCTAACGTGGGACGGTTTTCATTAAAGAAAGGTTCACAATTATATTGTGTAACCGCATCACCGTCTTTTGCGAAACTGTCGCTACAGAATATATGTCCATTAAAGTGATATACACCTCTTCCAAAATCGATAATTTTGTATATCTTACCGAAAGTAGGGACTTTGTATACTTTACTATCAAAATGGTAATATAAGAATTTTTGTTCGGTTTTAATATGCATGATATTGTTTGTATGTAGATCATTGTGTGTTAATTTAAACATTTTCTGGTAGATTAAAACGGTCATTACGATTTGCATTAACATAGATGAACTGTTTTCCAACGTCATTAAATCTTTTTCAAATAATTCATCTAATGTGCCGTCACATTTTTCCATACAGATCATTTGAATAGGAAAATTATAAATATATCCAAAGAGTTCTTCTTCTTCTTCTTCTTCCTCCTCATCTTCATCCGAATCTTCTTCCTCTTCATCCGAATCTTCTTCCTCTTTATTCGAATCATTATCTTCGTTCTCGTTATTATTCTCATCTTCATCCGAACTATAATTAACATCACTACTTGTTGAATCGGAGGATGATGAAGAGGAACGTGATGAAGAAGGGGATTTACTATATATAGATTCAATCTCGTGACTGCTTGATTGTGGTTCAGTATCGAGTATAGGTAATTCGTCGCAATCAAGTGATATTATTTCATTGGTATCGATATTTATTTTCAGTTTATTTTTTCGAGATGAATTCATCGCACTAAATGGGTTTTTAATAAGGTCCGAATCAGCATCTTCGATACAGAAGTGTTTTCCTATATTATCATTAAAGAATTTTGAATTGCGTAAATATTCGACATCGTCAGCGATATTCACACGATGTTTTTCTTGGACACCTAAATATGACCCATAATAATTGAGTCCGTGTGGAATATTATGTTCATGTAATACTTTATTGGATAGAAAGCAGAAAAAAGAGTCCACATAGGAAGCATTATGTCTAGACAAAATCTTTGGATGAATCGTATTTTCGTTAATATTTAAGGTGGGTAATGTGCGAATACTATCATCGTCAATTTCATATTTACCAATCATATATCGATAAGGGTCTAATAGGGGAGCAAATTTAATAAAAATAGGGGTTTCTTTAGATTCCGTATCTTGGACACTTACCTTCTTTAAATCTATAATATGGGATTTATGTGAAAGTGTCGATGTATCTTCCTGTATTATATCAGACCCAAATATGGTTTTATAAAGAGGATTGTATAATTGTAATTTATCTATTTTATATGGATTATAATTAGTATCATATTTATCTGTTTCTTCGTATTGTTTTCCTAAAACAGATAGGTCAATTATATCTGGAATCGAACAATGTAAGTTATTCATTTAATATATAAGGTCTAATAATAGAATTTTAGTAGAAAATAAACACATTATATTTACAAAATAAAATGTCCGTAGTATTCTTATATTTTTAATATAACAATGATTGTATAGAAAATGACTTTAGAATTAAAAAAATTTGATATGCGATGGATTACATTTAAACCCGATGAGAATAAAGGCCCGGTTATTGTAATGATTGGTCGAAGAGATACGGGTAAGTCATTTTTAGTAAGAGATTTATTATATCATCATCAAGACGTTCCAATTGGAACTGTGATATCAGGAACTGAAGCGGGTAATGGATTTTATGCGAAACATGTTCCAAAACTATTTATTCATGAAGAATACAGTTCAATACTCATTGAGAATGTTTTAAGGCGTCAAAAAACGGTTCTAAAACAAATGAATAAAGATATCGAGACCTTTCGAAAAACGACGATTGATCCTAGAACCTTTGTTATTTTGGATGATTGTCTATATGATCAGACTTGGACACGAGACAAAATGATGCGTCTTTTATTTATGAATGGTCGTCATTGGAAAGTGATGCTTATTATTACAATGCAATATCCTTTAGGCATACCACCCAATTTAAGAACCAATATCGATTATGTTTTTATTTTACGTGAACCCTATATGACCAATCGCAAACGTATTTGGGAGAATTATGCGTCCATGTTTCCTACATTAGAATCATTCTCATCAGTTATGGACCAAACCACCGAAAATTACGAATGTTTGGTCATTAATAATAACTCCAAGTCCAATAAATTATATGACCAGATATTTTGGTATAAAGCTGAAACCCGACCTGATTTTAAATTGGGTTCTAAAGAATTTTGGGATATTTCGAAAGCGATGGGTTCAGATGATGAAGATGAAGCATATGATCCATCCAAATCTAGAAAACGAAGTGCTGGTCAACAAATTAATGTGAAGAAAACGACTACCAAGTGGTAAGTAAGGGGGCGAATCCCCCTTATGATCCCCCTTTTAAGTTAAGGTTAAGGGAACAAATGTTCCCTTATCTATTATGGTCTCTCTCTATAAAGAGAAATCATAAAATTATCAAAACATACGCCATATATTTATTCATTCATACTTAATCCACCTTGTTCGCCTCATCCTGGAATTCACTCGTGATATTAGCCGCAGGAGAACGAACACTATTCGCACGTTCCAACAAATCAGCCTCGTGTTTTTCTCTTCCCTCTTCATCCGCAACCTCACGATCCTCGAAGTTCACAGTCTCCTTCACACCAACCAACTCACCCTCCGCATTAATGGTTTGCGTCAATACATTACCGGACTTCTCAGCCTTCTCAATGTTCTCTTCAATCGCCTTTTGTTTCGTATCCTTCACGCGCTTCTCGAACTCGTCCTTGGCCTTTGCCTCGTTCTTAATCTTCTCTTGATGAAGTTTATTTAGCTCCTCCTCCATGAACTCTATGCGTCCGGTTTTATACGCATTAGGATCCCAAGGCAACCAAACTCCAACTGGAGCCACGAAAATATCGTGATTTGAGTCTTTATCTCGTAGCTTCTTACAGTGCTTTTCTGCTTCTTCTTGAGTTGAGAAATTTCCACGAGTTTTAACACCTCTTACAGATGTTTGAAATCCGTGTTCCCTAGAGAATTTTTCATTTAGACGTTCTTCATTCTTATCCAAAAAATTCTGGAAATCATCGGCGGCACATCCTTCACGAAGAGTATTTTGCTCTTCCTTACAAAAGTCATTATAATCACCCATAAGTGTCTCTACATTCAAACTGTATTTATAAGAAATGAAATTAATGAAGTCTCCGAATTTGCCCATAGACTTTGTGAAATCCCATTCTTGAACAAACTGATCAAATATAAACAGTTCACGTTTCTCTAGAATCTTTTCAGGAGAGATAAAAGACATTGTTGTAAATCGTTGTCCGGCGATTGCCTGGTCCTCGTCTAATACATCCACATATTTAGGATTTGCGTCACCATTTGGTAGATTTTTTCGCTCAAACTTGGATTCTCTTGATTCACTCATTTAGCAAATAATATGATTAGTATTCTTTTTAATGTTTAAGTAATTTTCATATTAATCTATTATTATGATAATTATTATTTTCCAATGCTATATTATATTTAGAAAATGGACGGTATGTTTGATTTTAGCGAACTTGTAAAGCGTGCTCTTAAATACTTGATTGAGGGTTTGATGGTTGCGATCGCCGCATACGCCATCCCCAAGCAGTCTCTTAAACTTGAGGAGGTTGTTATTATCGCACTCACTGCCGCCGCTACCTTTAGCGTGCTTGATGTGTTTGTGCCCACAATGGCTTCTTCTGCCCGTGGTGGTGCTGGTTTCGGTATCGGTGCTAACCTTGTCGGTTTCCCCGGTGGACTCTAAGTCGCTAGTCAGACAATAAATTAAAAAACATAGTTAGTCATG